CCAGATGCAGCTCGGCCTCGGCCAGCCTGATCACATAGCCCCGCACCAGGTCGGCCGTCTCCGGCGCGTTGGCGGCCAGCGTCACGCGCTGGGTCCGCACATCCATCCCCGTGCCAAAGACGATGGGATCCACGTCGAACTGCGACAGCGCGCCATTATAGACCCGCTCCTCGCCGCCGATGGTAAAGGTCAGATCGTCTGCGCCGCTCCAAAGCCCGACAGGCGCCGCGGCCAGCGTGCCGGGCGCCTTGGCGTTGACCCACAACAGCCAGCGCGGGCTCACCGCTCCGCGCGCCAGCAGATGGTTCTGCGCGTTGACCGACCAGCTCATCGCAGGGTCTGCTGCCATTCGAAACTGGCGCCGTCGGCAAAGCCGCGGCGAGGCAGGGTGCTGATCGTAAGCGAGCCCGGGACCATGACCGCCTTCAGCCGCGGCCGGTAAAGCCGGACAACGGCATTGACAGCCGCGCCCGGCCGAATGGGGGGCATGACCTCGAACGCCCCCGTCACCCCGGACGAATTCGCCACGATGCTCTCGGCAGCCTGGTGAAACGCATATCGTGTCGGGCCGCTCAGATAGGTGAAGGACAGAAAATCACCCGCGGTTATCACAAAACCCGGGGCCAGCAGCTTAAGCGTGATCGTACGCGTATTGGATGGCAGGCTGTTGATCTGCGCCGTGACGTCGACCGTGCTTGCCGGCCCCAGGGACGCAGGCCCCTGCTTGTGACGCGGGAAGATCAGGAACGACCCGCGACTGTCTTGCAGCGGTCGGATGATCGCCCGGATAGCCTCGATCTCGACTGGCCGCACAGGCGCAAGATTCACGCGCCCCGTCCATAGGCGAGTCCCATAATCCGACCTGATGATTTCGCCGCCGCCCGTCTGGTTCAACAGCACAGCCTCGCCAAGGTCGAACGTCGTGCTGATCGGACAGAAGCCGGCGAAGAACTCGTTCAGGTCCAGCGGAAAGGTCAGCGGCATCAGATGGCCCTCCGGTCGCCACCGATCTGGCGGACGCGCAGCGGCAATTGCCTGTCATAGGCTTGCATCGCGCGCGCCGTGACGCTGCCACTCACGCTTTCGATCACAGGGACAAGGTTTCCGCCCTCCATCCGCACGACAACAGATATCTGCCCGCCGCCAGCGCTCTGGCCGCGATTATGGTCGATGACCGTCTCGTTGGGGTGCAGGATCGCCGGAAACCCGCCGCGCCCGTCGATGCCACCCGACCGCGCACCCGCGCCGGTATATCCGCCGCCATCGAACGAAAGCGCCTGCCCCAGGCTCGAAAACGCCTGCCCCAACCAGCCGCCACTTTCCCCAAGACCGAGTAGACCCTTGCGAAGCTGGGCCTCGGCCAGTTGCCGCAACAGGTCCGCCAGCGCCTCCTTGGCGCTTTTCGACCCGCCAAGGATGCTGGTGAAGAAATCCTGCAGCGCATCCGCTCCGCGCTCGACCTCTGCCCTGTAATCCGCAAACGCCTGCTCGCCCTCCCGGACCTTCTCTACAAGCTCGTCCCACCACTCGGGCTGCTGCGCCGCGGCTGAGCCGCCGCCACCGCCACCGCCACCGCCGCCGCCACCGCCGCCGCCTCCTCGACCACCCCCGCCGCTCATGGGTGCCCGATGTTCCATCCAGACGATCGCATCCCGATTTGCCCAGTCATAAAGACCGCCGCCCATCGTGCGCGGATCGCCACCACGCCCGCCGCCTGTCGCAGTCGCGCTGTCGATCATCCTTTGCCGGTTGGCGGCAAGTGCCATGTTGTAGGCGGCATCCCATGCCGACTGCGCCACCGATTGCATCTGACCCAGCAGGACAGCGGCCGGCCCCTGCGCACTGGCCAGCGCGGCGGTCAGCGCATTCATGGCGCCCGCGGCAAGCTCAAGGTTGCCGTGCATTCCTTCCATCTGCGCAGTTGTCTTGGCCGCTTCGCCGGCGATCTGCTCCAGTTGGCCGACAAGACTACGCATCAACGGCGACAGCTCTTGTCCTGCCGGATACCACTGCTGGATCATCGCTAGTGCCTCGGCGGCACGGTCGCGCATCTCGACAATCCCGTTGGCCGACGCAAGGGTGTCAAGCGCCTGCGAAAGCTTGAGAGCCTCCGTCGGCAGGATACCGATCTCCCGGGCTGTGGCGATGACTGATTCTTGAAACGAAAGCATCGCATCGCGCGCTTGCTGCACGGCGGCGGGGTCGACTGGCGTTTGACCTTGGATCTCGTTCAGATATGCAATCGAGTCGGCCAGCTGCCGGTTCTTCTCTCGGAACTCGTCCAGCTTGACCATCAGCGGGTCCATCACCGCCACGAAATCAGCCATCGTCTGGCCCAACTGCACCCCGGTCATGTAGTCTGCGAAGCCGCGCATTTCCTGGGCAAAGCTGCCGAAGGTCTCTTCCAATTCAAGCGTGCTTGCCCCGGCCAGCGCGAGAAATTCCCGATACTCGCCAAGCGATTTGATGAACTCGTCCAGCGCCTTGTCAGTGTCCTCTACTTGATCGGCGGCTTGCCCCAGCGTCGACACAAACAAAGGGATCGCGACAGCTGCACCTGCGCCCAGCACCGCGCCAATAGCGCCGAAACCTCCCAGAAGCTGCGGCAATTGTTGCGCCAGGGCGGTCGAGGCGCGCGTGCCGCCCGCGACTTGGGTTGCAAAGTCTCCGATCTGGAATGCCGCGTTCTGTATCTGAGGCCGCGCCATGTTCATCGCTGCGCCAAGACCGGCGACCCCGCTGGCCGCTTGACGCATTGATCGCTGCGCATCCGTGCCCATGCGCTCAAAGCCGTTACTCATGCGTGTGACCGCCCCATTCGTCACGCGGTTCAATTCTGCTTCGAGCTTGCGGTTGTCGCGGATGGCCTTGGCGTAGGCGCGCGCCAGTTCCCGGTTCAAGCGGTCATCCGAAATGCCCAGCTCGATCAGCAGAGCTTCGTCAAGTTTCGCAGCCGCCATCAGAAACCCTCGATCCCCATCTCTCGCAGGCGATCATCGCTGATCTCCCCGCCGCCCGGCGCGCCTTGGCCATTCGCGCGCTTCCAGCCCGCGACTGCCGCCGCGAACTGCCACATCGTCATCCGGTCCACATCCACAGGTGAAAACCCTAGGACGGCTCCGGTTCCGTAGATATCGCTGAACCGCCATTTTCCGGGGGGGGCGGCGCCCCCGTTTCCTCCCCCAGCGAGTCATCGGGATCACCGATCAGCGCCGCGACAAGAACCGCCTGCGCCGTCGGGCGGAATTGCATCATCGGATGCGATTTGAAGGCCGTCTCCGTGACCCTGCCGGCTTCAGGTACAGCCATGCCGCCGCCGATCAGGCCCAGCCGGATCGTCTGGTAAAGATCGTCCACCCGCCACGCGCCCGTGGCGATCCGGTTCAGGATCTGCTGCGGGCCAGCGTCGCAGGCCGTTTGCAGGGCACGCAATCCGCCGATGTCAAGGGCGAACGGATGCTCGCCCCCGACCCAGTAGATCATTGCCATCAGGCCTGATCCGTCGTGGTCACAGCCCCGGCTTTCACGATTTGCAACTGGGCCGAAACGCGCTGCCCTTTCTCACGCGAATGGGTCAGCGACGTAAGGATCGCGGGCCCGGTGATGAATTCCACATCCCCGACAGCTGCCGCGGTATAGATGAACCGGACGTTCACGATTGCGCCGGTCAGCGCCCACTGCAGAAGCCGCTCATGCGACTCCCGCGCCCAGACACCGGTAGCCGAACACGACCAGTCCGTCGAAATCACCTCGCGCACAATCTCGTGCGGAAGCGCTTCGTTCGTGCAGTTCGGAATCTGCGCGTCGGCGGTTTCCGAGGTAAAGGTGAATTCGCAGCCGATCAGGCCGCAGACCGCCGCATAGGTGCCCGGCGTGGCAGTCTCAAGATGCAGCGCCATCTCGTGAAAGCGCGCGGTGGTGGCAGTCATGGCCATGCTCCTTGTGAAGTGGGCCATGGGCCCGGTTGACGTGACTTCGGACTTCTCCGCCGCGGCGGAACGATGCTGGCGGCACCCTTGGCAACAGCGACTTCGATCACCGCGCGCGGCAACGTCTGTGGCTCCGGCCTGGCATCGATCACCCAGCTCAGGCCGCCGATGCAGACCCCGATCCGCTTGTGAAAGACCGCTTTCATCATCAGGCCTTCCGGACCGCCCGCTTGACAGCCCGTGTGATTGCGCCTTTGACGCGCGTCTTGTTCGCGCGCCACGCGGGATAGAAGAACGGGTTGGCGGTCATCTTTACGGTTCCGAACTCCTGAAACCGCGCATAGAACGCGTCGGCGGCGCCAAGGCTCTTGTCCCGTGTCCCCGCATAGATCGTGATCGCCATCCGCGCGTAACGGCGGCCGCGCACCGCCCCCAGCGTTATCGCGCCCTTCGGCGCGTCACCCCACGTCCAGCCGATACTGTCGCGCAGCGCGCCCGTGCTGACAGGCACCAGCCTTTTCATGTCCGCGACAACCTTTGCCGCCTGCACTTCCAACTCACGGGCAACCTCGTCCCGTATCTTCTGCGGGATCGCCAGCATCGCCGCCTTCAGGGCAGCCTCGCCCTGCATCACTCGTCCATGATCGCCTGAACGGTCACAACGCCATGCGCCGTCAGACCATCGGGATCCATGAAAACTCGCATCGCAGTCACCCGCATCTCCACCAGCACCGCCCCGGCAGGAACAGCCTGATGCAGATGCAGGGCCGCCTTGACCGCATCGGTAAGCGGCTTGACTGCATTGATCCGCCCGTTCGACCGCGCCCAGCAGTCGATCTGGATCGTCTCGACCCGGCCCGTGATGCACTCCGCATCATCTTCCACCACGTCGGACGGACCGAATGTGACACATGGGAACTGCGCCACATCCGGGCGGTTGTCATAAATGCGGTCGCCCGCCACGGCATGCACGCCGGCATCCGCGACCAGCCTGTCAAAGATGACCTTTTGAAGGTCAGCCGAAGCGCTCATGTCGCAACCCCGCTTTCGCAGGTCAGTTCTATGAACGCCCGGTCATCGGACGGGATCACGGCACGCACGTTCCAGATCGTGCCCTCGCGGGCATCACGCAGCCTCCAGGCCGGTGTCACGGCCCGGCTGTCGCTGCTTGCAAGGATCGTCGCAACCATCGTCAGCCGCCCTTCCAGACGGCCCGCAAGAACCGTCTCGCCGCCCCGCAGATACCGGAAATGCGCCCAGACCGCGGCCGAGGCCTGCCAGCCGTTTTCGGTGCCGCCCATGCCGTCCGGCGCGGATGTCGGCCGCTCAAGCACGACCCGCCGGTCCATCTGTCCCGCTTGCATCACACAAGGGCTCGCCGGTATGGCGCAATCAGCGCATCGAACATGGGCGACTCGGCGCCCTCACCTTCGCGCTGCTGATACATCGCCGCCGCCTTGACCCGGATGGCAAGTTTCAGCGCGGCAGGTACCGCCGCAGCCG